CGTAGAGCTGATTGCTTAGCCATCGTAATCCTCATTACATATGTAGCATAGATAGATAGTCTTTCTACCCTTCTTATATTCAGCCATAGCTGCATGTTCTCTAATGCCATTACATATAGAGCAAGGTATCCACGTGTTAACCATTAGTACCATCCCTTCCTCTTGCTATGAGCCCATGCTAGGCAAGGCTTACCCTGATATCTATGATCTATATATTTCATCCCATAGTCTATCTGTTTATTAGCTGATAAGTCCTTAATGATTGGGTTCTTTAGCTGAGGTATTCCATAGGCTTTCTTAATGCCATCTTCATTACCTATTGCTTTTGGATTAAAGGCTGATTCTTTTCCATATAGCTTTATTAAACATAATGCTTCTGATTTAACGTAATTAAGTCTTATATAAGTCTTTGGATCTATGTCATCTATTGAGCCTGCATCTACTGCCTGCATAGGTATAGATAGAGATATCCCAATAACGAAGGCTACCGAGCGAGCTACACCGCGTAAGCGGCTCGCTCTGAGCCCCTGATGGGCTCTAGCCGATAGAGTACCAGAGGTGTCAAGCGTTTCGGTAAAAGTGCTGGTCAGACCGCGTGTCGGATTAGTCAGCATGGCCATACTCCACATAGCAGCTACGGCAGTGACGCACCAAACCGCTTCGAGGATAGTCGATATCGAACTCTGGAATAGAAGTATTAGAGCAGAAGGTGCACTCAGCGACTGTCTCTGGCGTACATACCTGAGATAGGAATAAATCCTGTTGAATCATTAGAGTAATCTCTTTTCATAGATAGATCGCAGCATATGGGCGCGATTAGTTCTTCTGTAAAGGAGGCCTTAACTTCTTCCATCCTAAGGCACTCAGGACACTTAAAATCATACTTCGGCATTAGCGTAAATCAAGCTCATGTAGTCATGGCAAAACGGACACTCTAGTTCCTGCTTGTCGGTTCTCTTAATTGGTCGGTCTATATGCACGTTAGCCTCGCAAGCCTGGTTAACGCACTGAAACTCATAGCTTGGCATTAGCGAGCTTCTCGCAGATATGGCATGGTGAGCCTTTCATGATCGTATTACCGCAGGTGCAGTAAGTAGGCTCTAAGTTTACCGAATCTTGCTGGAAATCTGTGTAACCGGCTTTAACCAATAACTCCACCAGAGTACCGAATGGCAGAAAGGCGAGATAGTCCTCCGCTTTCTCCCCTTGTCCGTTCATTCGGACGCACACTAGCGACATTTCGCCGCTTTTCTCCGTACGCGCTTTACTCTGGCGGAGCCAGGCTAACGGCTGGAAGTCGCTTCTCGCTTTGACTTCTATATCCATAGGGATATTCACTATGTCCTTGCCGTTCCCGCGTCCTACCGTGGCTCCTGGCCAGTATTGACTGAGATACTCAGCTACTACCCGTTCGGTTCGAAAACCCCGGTGCTTGCGGTGTTGAGATGGCATATCTGATTATGCCTTCCCAGTGCTAGTTACTGCGTGGCACTTAGGGCAACTCCAGGTATACCCGGCCACTGGATTACCACCTGTTACTACGATCTGTTCCATAGGGAAAGGCTCGTTACATAGATGGCATACTGTCGTAATTTCTGGATGAACTGGTGGATGCGGTGGGATAGCCATTAACTCAGCTAGTACCTGCATCTCTTCATCGGTAGGAAACTTCTCCCACTCGCCATCCTGATTCATAAACTCTAATGACCCCATGACTCACCACTTATTTTTCTGAGGCTGCCATGAGCCATCGGCTGCAATTTCATACCAGATTACATCTTTACACACGAAGCACCCAAACTTACCCCAGGGCTTCTTAGTCTTGCCACTCACGCCGGTAGCCCAGCTCATCGGCTTTCGGTCATGGCACTTAGTGCAGTTAGGGATATCGCGCTGGGTTTGACCGCCGATAATGTCCTTAACGATAGCCACCGCTTCATCTACATTACTAGCGGGTGCGGCTTCTCTAATAGTCCATGGATCATCTTCCTTAGGAACTGGTACGTATTCAGTAGCAGTCTGAGCCATCTTAGCCTTAGCCTGGGCGATTGCTTCTTCTGCAACCTTTCCAGCGGCTACCTTGCTCATCTCTTCCCGACTAGCTCTCTTGCCTTTAGTCGCATATCCTGCGTTAGCAAGAGCGCGACCGATAGCGCTAGTCTCGCAATTTTCAAGCGCAGAAGTAGCATTAACCCCACGCCCTTGAACTGTTTCCTCTGCAAGTCCGGTAGTCCATATAACTTCATCTGTTCCTTTATAGATTGCAGCCCTAACGATAAACCTCGAGCCTGATGAGTCAAGTAAAGTAGTGATAATCCGACCTTCCGGGAAATCCTCCCAGAAAGATTTAGCGTTTTCCTTATATCCCAGTCTCTTTTCGACTGGCTCGTAATCTTCAAGATTAAAGAACCCCACGGTCGTTGTTGTGCATTTAAGTCCAGCCCAAACTGCGCAGCTCTCTAATAATCTGCTCGTTCTGATAGATAACTACCTCAGTAAACGCATCGCGATCCATAGCGGCTTTCTTTAGGTCGTCAAGTTCATCCCACTTAAACATATAAGTCATCCTTTTCAGTAGCTAGTTCACAAGCCAGCGCCAGGTAGGCGATAGCGTCTAAATATGAGTCGATATGAAGCTTTGACTCCTGGATTCTGGAGAGCTTGATTTCGACCATCGCCAAACACGCGTCGTAGTCGTTAATTTCAATCTCGAAGAGTTGGGTAAGTCGAGATGCAATTCGACCCTGGTTAATTTTAGGATGACCGTAGACGGCTCCTCGCTGACTGATAACGTCCGTTGCAGTAAGTAGGATCTCATTAGCCTTCATCGTCCGACCTGCTGAAGCGACTCGTAATACTTACGTACGGCCTTGCGACCCTTTACGTAACCATCGTGATAGCCAGAGTAGCGACCGATAGCGAAACTACCAATACTTACTGCCAGCAATATAAGCTGCCATACCGTCATGATTTTATCTCCCTTATAGCCGTATTTCGACTACATGGAGAACGTTACCTGAAGTCTGAGCGGTTTCTAGTAATTTTAGATAACGGTTTGATAACGATTTGGGAAGGGTCTTCATCCTCGAAATAGGGTGAGCAGACGCTAGCGTTTTCTTCCATATACCTTACCTTGAACGGTGAAAGTACCGTCCTTCTCGATATAGATCAGGTCGACCTGTACGTTCTTATTCTTTACGTACATAATGGCAAAAGCCTGCTGCCAGTTAGCCGTTCCCTTAGTATATGAAGCCTGCTTAAAGTCCATGAGGTTTCCTACTTCGACTCCATGCAGAACACGCCCTAAACGGCCTCCTGAGGCCTCTGTAAAGCTACTACGGCCTGCGCGGTGAGTATGTCCTGAAATTATATTTTTACCATGTCGTCTAGCCGCTTCTAGGGCTGATAGCCCACCCTGAGGCTTAATAGGCGTATGGTCGCCATGAACGGCTACCCAGTTAGGAGCCAAGGTTAAAGGGTTTTTATGGAAGGTAATACCTAGCTCATCGAACTTCATAAACTTCTCGAAGCGAAGTTCTGGCAAGGAAAGGAAAGAAGGAACCTTCTTCATAATCGTATGGTAAAGGCGGTCGGTATGGTTAGAGCGGATACAGTCGGTAACGCCTAAATCCCATAGCAGGTCTACGCATCTATCGCGGTCTGCTGCTAGGGTCTGTTCATAGGCTAGGGGAGTTCCTTCCGACCACTTGCTAATAGTCTGGAAGTCTATTTCGTCGCCGATAGTTACTGTCTGGTCTGGCTTAAAGGTCTTTAAGAATCGAGCTATATTCTGCGTAACGTGGGTATCCTCGAAAGGAACCTGAAGGTCACTCAGGATAACTATTTTCTTCATTTAATCCTCGTCGTCGTCCTCGTAAGGGATATTGTCGATTCGATTAGGCAGGTTAGGAATAATCCAATCAGGAAAGGATTCACGATCTGAGATAAGCCAAAAGATATGCTTTTCTGAGAAACCAGCGCGTTTAAGTGACTTGTAATACTCATTAAGCGCTATTGCATAAGCATCTAACGCACTGTAAGTATCGAGGTCGATTACTGGTCGCTTCCTTGCCATGACTTTATTCTCCCTTAGTTAGCAGCATTTCGTAGATTTTATCTACGCGTGTCTCCAAACGATTAACCGAGTCCTTTAATGAAGAACCGCTATTCGGCTTCAGTTCCGCTAAATAGTGAAGAATCACGAAGCGGAGAAGAGCAGCCACACCAGTCAGCACCGTCACGATCGCTACTGCAATAGCAGCGTAATCCTGAAGGGTCACTTCTTCTTGTCGATGGCATCTACTGCGGCCTCGATAGCATCTACTGCTACATCGGCGATAGCCTTCTTAGCGCGGTATGACTTAATAGCAGCACGAATGGCGGGAAGCGCCATAATGCCTAAACTAGCGACGATTAGAGTTTTCATTATTTACCTCCGAGTAAAGGGATATTAAAGTAGCTACCATCTTCGTCGCCCTTTTGAGTGAACGAAATATGGCAGTGATGGTTATGCTTATTGCTCCCTGTGTATTTCCTCCAGCGCCAGTTAAGGCGGGATGATGCGATACGGCCGTCGAAGATAACGTACGAGATACGCTTCTCTCCAGACTTTCCAGCGAGACGAATCTGATCCGCCAGGTCTGGCATAATGTCCGGCTTTGCTTTACCTGATAGGTCACGGTCGACGTCAATGGCACGTACCCATCCATTAGCATCGGGATTATGATCCGACTTGCGAGCTGAGTGGCGGGTATCTCCGACCCAGCCATCCGAAGTTCTATCTCTATCAGCGAAGGCATCGTCTATCTGCTCTCTTAGCTGCTTTCCGGCAGCGCATAGCTTAGGCTTCATTATTTAATTGAGTCTAATTCTTTTTTAGTAGGCATAGGCATAGATGCGTTCCATTCTTTAATATACGCCCCATCGCCGTCATCTTGCAGCATAATAGTCCCATTAGTAAAATCTTCTGAATTAGCTAATTCTGGGTAAATTGAGATTATCTTTTGATATAGATTCATTATGCACGGATTCCTATTCCCTGGAAGAAACAACGATTTGAGGCCTGGTACAGACTGCCGTCTGCGGTGGCAAATATGTAAATCTCTAAGTAATCTGTCGTACCGTTCATATAAACGATAGCGTTACCCTGCAAGCCTAAGCCATTACCATTTACTGCGCTCATAGTAAATAAGCGCTTATGGGCTGATCCATTTTTATAAAGGAATAAATCGTGCGCGATATTTGCAGGGTTATTACATACAAGAGAAGCGTTTATTTGGTAGTAACCTGCAACAGTTGGCGTAAAACGGCTTGATGAAAAGCAGTTATCTGTATCGAACTCTTCATCTGTAAAAGATACTTTAGTCGCGGTGTTGCTGGTGTAGTTTGTATTAGTTGAGCCTGTTCCAGCTGAAAAAGCAGGAAAAGAATTACTTGCAGCCGCCGCCCATTTCATACCAGTAGCAGCAGTTGAATCAGCCGTAAGTACCTGGCCGTTAGTACCAACTGCAAGGCGAGCAGGTGTATCCGCAGCAGTTGCAGCGATAAGGTCGCCCTTAGCATCTACGATAGAGTTCTGAATAGCATTAGAGTCATCCTGGGCTACCCAGGTAAAGTCTAGGTCAGTTCCTGAAGCCTTAGATAGTACCTGGCCAGTCGTGCCACCCTTTAGGTCGACGAAAGAAGCGTCCACGCCGTTAAGGGAAGTACGAATCGCTGCCGCACCATCTTTAACTAGATCTGTATCGTCTGGGGTTTCCCAGCCGAAGTTAGTAGTCGTTGCCATTTATATCTCCTTTAGGCCACTATTGTAGCGTTTAGCCAGTCTAAACTGGTGTTAATTGTATTCCAGGTTTCAGCTGCTCCTATGTCGTTCCACTTCATCGACTGAAGGCTGAACGCAGTTGGAGAAACGTTAAGGGTAATATCTAGGCGGTTATACCCAGCCTGGAACTTCCAGCCCTCGACGAATCCTTGAAAACGACCATTTACCATATTTGCCGGTAGGTCAGTAATATCGAGCGGTAAGCCCATAAAGACATTAAGTAAAGCATCGCGATCACTATCGTCGATTTCTGGGTTACCTAATGAGAAAGTAATAGAGTCGAATACGTCCTGCGGATAAGCTCGAATACCTAAATAGAAATCAGCCTGAGCGGTAGCGTCTACCGTGTTTTCGATACTGGTAGTAATTTCCTGGGCTTGTGGCCCATAAGTATCTACTGAGGTTTGGTCTGTCGCGCTTACTTGTGCGTTAGCCTTATATTTAATAGTTACCTGGTTACGAAGGTCGCCAATACGTCGAATAGTTTTAATACCCTTAGAAAGGGCAGTGTTACCTGAAAGCGAGGTGTAGCCGTTATCTGCTAAATAAGAGCTTCTATGGGTTGAATCTGCGTAGCCAATACGACCCTGAGCATCTTCATAAAGGTAGCCTAAGCCGGAGGTAGCGAGTGCAGATACAAGGCTATAAACGTCAGTAGTATTAGCAGAGCGAGCCGTAAGTTCATAGTTTCCTGGTTGGTCATCATAATCAGCCCAGGTTAAAGCCGCCGGAGTTTCCGCCCAGGTATTAAATAGGGTTTGGCTAAGAATTGTGTAAATCTGGTCGCCGTCGAAGTCCTTAGATAAAGTTCCGTCGATAATAGTTTTAGGCAGCTTAGAAAGCGCTCCTAAAGCGGTGAGGCTGATTACTTCGTTAATCTGGTTTGGAGCAGAAGAGATAACCTCTACTGTGCGGTCGGTCACATATCCACCGAATAGGTCTACATAAGTGCCAGTCGAATCTTTAACTTTAATAGTAATCGAGTCATTTACGTCAAACTCGATAGGAGTTAAATCTAAGTTAATAATCTGGAGATTTGCATAACCTGCGCGTGGCTGGCTATAAATATCAGTGCGCCCAGAAGAGATGCTTAGATTAGCAAGGGTTAGATTTGTATAGTCGCCATAGCCATTAACGCTAATAGCCCACTCTGGAGTCCAGTCGCTCATTAGTAAGAGAACGCTCCAGCCCCTGAGCCTCCGCGACCTGTTGCGCGGTTAAGTACGTCTACGATGGTGCGAGCAGTTCCTTCTGGATCTATGGCTCCGTTGACTGTGAGGTTAATAGTAGAGCCTCCGCCGCCTAAAGCCTTATTAGGAATAATTGCTCCGCTTGTATTAGGAGTAAAGAGTTCTGCTCCCTGCTCTCCTACAAGGTAGGTAGTGCCGGCGGTCACTGCTCCGCCATTAGCTCGACCGCCTCCGAAGACGTTATCTATAAGGCCGCTGATACCAGAGACGATAGGGTTATTTCGCACTAGATCAACTAGAGAACGAATAGCAGATACTACGCCGTTAATCAGCCCTACTAGAGTAGAGAAGCCAGAGATAAGGCCAGACAAGATAGTTCCTACGGCCTTTAGAGCAGTCGAGAGAACCGTTCCTATAACTGGCGCTAGGACGTCACGGCTAAAGGTCGCTACGGCCTTGAAAAGGGTTAGGAGAGGCTTTAGCTTCTCTTCGTTATCTTTGATAGTAGTAGCTACCTGGTTGAAAGCGCTAAAGAGAGCTTTAACTACTGGTACGAGAATAGTTTTAAGGGTAGGGATAATAAACTCATTAAGAAAGTTCCACATTTCCTTAAAGGCTGGAACCAGCGTATCTTTCACGAAAGTAGAAACGTCTTCCATAATTGGCTTTAAGTTCTCGCCTAGCTCATCCGCAAACTCAGAGATTCTAGGAATTACGTTATTTACTAGGCCAGATACTAGGGGAGTAATAGCATCGAGAATAAAGGCTCCGACGGTTTCCTTACCTTCATCGAAGGCTACCTTTAAGCGATCCATCTTTCCCTGGAAAGTATCAGCCTGCGTAGCTGCTTGACCCCCGAAGGTTTCAGCCAATTTAGCAGTGACCTGCTCCATAGTCATAGTCTTTAGCTCAGCTGCTGAAAGTCCGATACCGAGCTTTACAAGGGCTCCAGTATTGCCTTCGGCTGCCTTAGCCATAGCATTAGTGACGGCTTCGAGTGACTTGCCAGAACCGGCGGATACGTCTAGAGCGATAGCCTGGAGGCGCTGGGCTTCTTTAACGTCATTAGTCGCAGTTACGAGTCGCTGCAAGGATGGGCGAAGTTCATCGTCTGTAACGCCAGTAGCGAGAGAAGTCTTTAATACATAATCTTCAGTGGCTGCGATTTGTGCATCTGTCGCGCCTGTAACGTTCTTTAGCGCAGTAGCAAGGCGTAGCTGAGCGGCTTCATCTTCGATAGCAGACTTAACTCCGTCGATGGCTAACTTACCAGCATAGGCGACGGCAGCAGCTCCAGCAGCAGCAAACGCTGCACCGGCTACCTTTCCGAACTTGCCTAGCTTGTCTCCGAAACCTGCTACCTCATTATCGGCAGTTCCTAGCTTCTTCTTTAGATCATCGACATCGGCAAGGATGGAGAGTTTAAGGGTTCTGTTCCCTGCCATTAGTCATACTCCTTCAAGATGCGGTCGAAAGCGGCTTCCCACTTTGCGATAAGTTCTGGCTGAATACGGCGAAGAGTTGGATAGATGAAATAGCCAGCATTTCCTCTTCCCTTTACTGGTGTTCTATTAGGGAACTGCTTATAGCGATTAGAGCCGAACTCCATACCGTACAAGAGATCTAAAGTAGAACCTCCGCCTGAAAACTTTTGACGAGCGAATCCATAAGAGAACTCGCCCACCTTTGAGGTCTTGCTTACCTTTACGCCAGCTGCAATTCTCTGCGCGGCAGTACCAGAAACCGTACGACTTCCGGCGGCTTGCTTAATCTCACCTGCTGCATATTCAGCAAGGGCGGAGGATTCCTTTTTGGCTTCCTCCACCGCTGCTGCGTCCATCGCCTTAAAGGCCTGAATAATGGCTCGTATATCACCCTTATCGTAGGTGATAGCGTCACTTGCCATTACGTGCCTCCAATACTTCGATAGCCGTTAATATGTCTTCTGCGGTTTTCCATTCGCTCATAGGTATCTGCGTAGCTATTGCTAGTTCAACCAGTAAACGACTTATACTTCCGCGTCTGTGGCTTTTGGGGTATCAGTGCCTACTTCAATATCGACTACTGACTCCATCCAGATTTCCAGCGCTTTCACTGGCTTCCCGGCGGCTTCTCGCTTCATCGCACTATGCGCTACGAAGAGAATATCCCACATTCCGGCGAACTGAGAAATATCCTTTTTAGTTGCCATTTCCCATTTAGCGAAATCAGGTGGATAGGCCACGTAGGTAGCCTCATCCCCTGAAACGTATTTAATTGTGATTTCTTTTTTCATTGTTTGCTCCCGTTCTCAGTTTTTAGCTGAAGGTTTCTGTTGGTGTTCCTACGACTGTAAGAGTCCATGAGTCGGTCTGAGCTGATGGAGCCGCTCCGCCTACTGATGGGAATACTGGTAGTACGTTGCAGGCGAATACTGCACCTGTAACGGCAGTAAGTGATACTGCGAGAGTAGTGTTAGGTGCTGATTCAGCAGCAGTCCACATAGCCTCGAAGAGTGAACCTGAAGCGCCCCAGTCTGCGAGAAGCTCGATAGCGAGTTCCCACTGATCGTCTGTGTGCTTGTAAGCCTTGCCATCGAGTGTCTGGAAGACGTCGATAGTAGGAGTGTTAGTAAGTGTGACGCTAGTAGCCTGTGCATCGTACGCAGTAGTAGCGATGGTGAGGGTCAGGTCGCGCCCCGTAATAACGGTTGTTGCCATTTTGGGTTCTCCTTAGTTTGTCTGCGTGTAGTGGGTACTCACGCGAATATCTGCGACCAGCAGAGTGCTAGCGCCTACTTGTGTAACTGTTGGCCTTTCGACCGTTGAAACCTCATAGCCCACCGGGATACGGGTTACAACACTTGTTATTAGCTGCTCGATATTATCGAGGCTTGCCGGATTACTATTATACGCAACTGCGCAGGTAATCGTTAGGTTTATCTTAGATCTAAAAGTAGATTTCCCAATAGTATCGAACTCCATATAAGGAGAATCAGGAACGAGCATTACGGCAGGAGTAGGAACACTCTCTGGAACGTAAGAAAAGATATTAGCGGTAACGCCTGCAAGGGCTTCAGCTAGTGGAGTGCGAACCGCAGATAGGATCGTAGAAGCGGTCACTGAGCGATACTCTCTACATCCACGTAAGCGCCTAGAAGGCCTGCTACGCGGTTATATAAGCTACGACCCATACGGTAAGGGCTAGGAGCGAAGTCCACGCCTTCTATCTGTCCACCAGGAGCGGTACGGCTCTGGAATACTTCAACCGATACTACGAGAAGGGCAGACTCGACCGCAGCTACTCCGACATAAGTAGAAGCGCCGGATAGTGTTGCAGTTCCTGCTGGAATTACGTTCTTTTCGATAATGTCTGCATTAGTGATATCAGCAGTAAAGGTATATTCGGTCTCGCCTGCTAGAACTGTACGAGTACCATTAAAAGGAGTTCCGCAACCGGCGATAACTACGCTCTGGCCTTCTGTGAACTCATGGATTAAAGAAGTAGTAAAGGTAGCGACATTATCAGTCAGCGATACCTTAGAAATAGGAGAAGAGTAAGTCTGGAGTAGCGGCAAGATTACCTGCTCGCTAGTGTCGATAATATCTGCTAAGTAAGCGTCATCGTAGAGAGCAGAAGAGACGCCTAGCACTTTTCGCAGTTCTGCGACGGTGATAACGGATGGCATATCTCTTCTGCTTTCTATGATGGGTGGGGAGCGACCGGGAGCAGCCGCCCCCCACGATTAAGGGGTTATCCGAATTACGCGATACGGATATTACGGAACGCTGATGGGTAGCGGTTAACTACTGCAACATAACCGTAGAGGCCGATTTCTAGCTGGCCGTTTGATACGACATTCGCGCGGAGCTGAATCGTGCCGCTCTCGTGGAATCGCATAGCAGAACGTGGGTAAACCATAGCGATCTTGTTAGCGCCTGAAGTTGTACCTGCGTAGTTAGGGTCTACAACGAGGTCGAGTCCTGCGACTGTACCGCGTGTTGAGCCCTGAGTTACTAGGCCGTTAGCGTTCTGTGGGTTAGCCGCTGCGTAGAGTGGGCGACCTGTTGTATCAACTTCTCCGAGAAGTCCAGCGAAGTCGATACCATCGTATCCACCTGAAGGAGCTACAAGAAGGTTAGCTGGTGTTGAACGTGTAACGTTGTATGAATCAGCAATACCAAGAGCGATAGCCTTGTAAAGTGTTGTTGACTCAGAAACTGAAGAGCCGTCTACTGCGATAGTTGCAGCGTAAGCATCTGTCTTCTGTGCATAAGATGCAGCGAGCTCACGGATATAGAGATCCAAGAAGCTAGGGTCGCTGCGATCTACGAGCTCTAAATCTAGAACTCCAGCGCCGGCGAACTTGACCACGTTATCTTCTTGAAACGTGACGGCTGTATCCTGAGATGCAAACTCTGCACCTTCAGCAGTCAAGCCTACGATTGCCTGAGCGCCGAGCTTAGGAGTGAATACCTTCATGCCTGAAGCAGGAAGAGCAGCGCGCTCGATTGAGTCGATGAATGGACGTGATGAGTCGATAACTCCGATTACATCGCGAAGGTATGTAGGTGGAACCATACCTGTATTCTCTGCGACTGTTGCAACTGAAAGAGCTGCTACGAGATCGCGAGCGTCTGCGTCGCCGCGTGATGCTGCAAGCTGAGCCTTAGCAAACTGACCAGCAGTTACGTTAAGGTCGATGCGTGGAGTTGTATACATTGGTGCTGACTGAGCAGCCTGCACTGGTGCAGGTGTTGCTGCTGCTTCTACCGCTTCAGTTGCG